ATGACGATCTTGTGGCCGCGTTCCCGCATCACCTGCAACGTCAAAGGCGGGACGAAGAACGCGCTGGTGCACAGGACAATGTGCGGCCAAAATTGGTGGCACATGGAACCGATCGCCTCCGCGGCCAGTTCCAGGGCCTTGTCCCGTGGCAGCGCCTTGTGGATCGCCTGCCGGCCTTCTTCGTCGGTGAGGTCGTCGGCGAACAGCGCCTGGTCGAAGAACGTGAGCCGCTTGTCGAGGCGGTATTCCATGACCTGCTCGCCGAGGCCGCGGAGAGCGGCCACCCACCCGTCGTACACGTCCGCCACGCTGAATGAGGGCCCGGGGTGGATGACAAGCCAGCGCATGTCAGGTGCCGATGTTCAGTACGAGACTGGCGGCCAGGTAGTCCACGCCGTTCCAGTTGGTGAGGCCGTACCCGGTGGCTTCGATGACCGCGCAGTACGACACCTGCCCGCCCAACGTGGGGTCCTTCTGCACCGCCGCGTGGACCGACAGGGCCCCCACCGGGGACAGGTACGCGTCGAGGGCGTCCTGCCCGCTGGTGGAGTCACCCTCAGACACCAGGACGATCGCGCGGAGGCTGTAGTCGGTTTCGCCGTCGGTGCTGACCTGGTACCGGATCAGTGACCCGGTCTGGGGGGCGACGACGGCCATCGGCGGGTTCACCGCCCCGAACCGGTTGGGTGTGGCACGCAGCCCGATGCTGGCGGTGAGGTAGTCGGCGACGGCCTGGCGCACCTGCGGGAACGTCAGCTGCGCCACTCAGACCCCGACCTTCTTCGGGCTGATGTACCGGTTCAGCAGCATCATCACCTTCGGGTTCGCCTGTACCCGGACGACGCCCAGCTCGCCGAATCCCGCAATGCCGAATGGGGCATCTTTGAGGCGGAACAGATCCGCCGCCGCGATCAGGCTTGCTTGTTTAACTGCGAGCGGAACAGCGGGCCACCCGAACACGCCGGTGATCTGGATGCGGTCCAGGTGCGACCACGGCCACACCACCGTGACCCACTTCGGCCCGAGGATGTTGAACCCGGTGTACGGCCACTGCTCGCCCTTGGCGCCTGTGTTGTACCGGCCGGGGGAGACCGAAAGCTGGTAGTCGGTGCCCTGCACCCACGTTTCCTCGTAGATGCCGTCGCCGTCGCGGTCCATCTTGAAGCTGCTGACGGACACGATGTCGTCGAACTCCTGGCCGTAGATGGCCCCCGGCACGTAGGTGCGGGTGTCGGTGCCGCGCCAGAAGTACCGGCCGGTCATCTGGTCGATGGACCGGCAGGCGGCCTGCACGGCGAGGGTGAGCTCGAAGTCGTCGGCGGTGTCGGGGATGACCAGCCGGGACTTCATCTCCTCCACCGTGCAGTACAAAGTCTGGTCGATGCGGGTGACGGTCCACGTGCCCTCGGCCGCGTCGGACGCTGCGCCGGTGCCGGTCCACTTGTACGTCCAGACCCCGTCGACGGTGGCGGAGCAGGGCACCCCGACCGTGTAGAGGCCGGTGGCGGGGGTGTGGGTGAGCTGCCCGCCGGTGTAGGTGGTGGCTGCCCCGGTGGGGTCGGTGACAACGACGGTGGCGACGGTGGGGTCGGTGGGGACGCCGTTGACCTTGAAGGTGTTGGACAGCGTCGCGATTTCGTTGATGTCGTTGAAGAAGACGGTGGCGCTCATGACTAGGCCGCCTCCTATTTGCTCCGGTTATGCACCTGCTCCCGCTGAGTCGCCCAGCGGACGTTGCCCGGCTCATAGCTGCCGTCGTTGTTGGTGCGATCAAGCGTCTTGCCTTCGGGTCTCGACCCGATAGCAGCCTCAATGTCAGCGATGAACCGCGCCGGATCATGCCACTGCTCGCAGACCGCGATACCCCGGCCGCCGTAGCGGTGGTAGTAGACGTGCCGCTCGTCGTAGCAGCGCGTCATCATGCCATGCCACGTTTCATAGAGCGGGTGCTTAGACTTCCCTGTCAAGCCATGAACGCGGTTCGCCGCCGCCATGTCCGGCAAGCGCGCCGAGGCGACCTCAATCTTCAGGCAGCCGCAGGATCGCGTGTTGCCCGACGTAAGAGTGTTCGCGGCAACGGTGATCTCATTACCGCAGTCACACCGGCAGAGTGCACCGGGCGGCCCAGCCTTGAAGCCGTGCCGGATACGGCCTGGCGTGTTCGGCAGCCTTGCTTCAGACAGAACCGTCAGGCGCCCATAACGGTCGCCGGGCGTGAACCTGAGTTTTCTCGGAGGTGCCATACATAAAGGTTACGGCCAAAAAAGTTCATCGGTGGCCTAGTTCCCATTGCACCAGTCGGCGCACGCCTTCGGCGAAACTCACCGGCGGCTTCCAGCCGAGTTCATGCAGACGCGTGCCGTCGATCCCGTAGGCCAGATCATGACCGGGCCGGGCGGAATGGTAGTCGGCGAGGTCGTACAGCAGCGGCTTGCCGAGTGCGTCCGCGATGGCGCGGGCCATGTCCAGGTTGGACACCCGGTCACCGCTGGTGATGTTGAACCGGGTCGGCACAGTAGCGGTGCCCACGAGGCCCTCGCCATAACGGTTCGGATTGACATTGTTCAGGATAAACAAGATCGCGTCGGCCACGTTACGGGCGTGCTGCCAGAACCGGGAGCCCGGCGTGCCGCCCGGCGCGGCGTGGATGGGCACCCGCTCCCCGGCGAGCACCTTGCGCATCACCAGGGGGACGAACTTCTCCCCGTCCTGCTGGTTCTCGCCAAACATGTTGCACCCGTACACCTCGGCGAACGGGACGCCGTAGGTGCGCCACCACGCGTACCCGATCTGGGACTGGGCGCTCTTGCTCGCCGCGTACGGGTTCGACGGCCGGTGCTGGGAATCCTCGGTGAACGGCACGTCGTCGTAGAGCGGGCCGAAGCACTCATCGCTGTTCACGTGCACGAACGCACGCAGGCCCGGCAGCGTGCGGGCGTATTCGAGGAGCCGCAGCATGACCAGCACGTTGTTCATGACGAACGGCACCGGGTCGGTGATCGACCGGTCCACGTGCGACTGTGACGCGTAGCCAATGATGTAGTCCGGCTGCCCGAAGGCGCCCAGGGCTGCGGCACTGAAGTTCCCGGTCAGGTCTTGCGGGACCAGTGTGACCCGGCTCTCGTCGTGGCCTTCCATCGCCGATTCGAGCCGCCGCAGATGCCCCTTGTGGTCATAGGTGATGGGGCAAGCGATGGTCCAGTCAGTGTTCGCCAGCAGGTGCCGCAGGCAGTGGCTGCCGGCGAACCCGGCGCCGCCGGTGACCAGTACGCGCAAGGGTGTCTCCTAGCTGACGGTGGCCGTGTGGGCGGCGGGCGTGGTGACGGCGGGGGTGCCGTCGCGGGGGTCGGTGACGGTGGCCGTGTGGGTGGTGCCGGTGACGGTGGCCCCTGCGCCCGGGCCGGTGACCGTGGCCGCGGAGGTGCCCCGGGCGGTGACGGTGGCCACGCTGGTGGCCTTGATGGTGGCCCCGCCACCAGCCGGGGTGCCCGCGCCGCCGAGGGCGGAGATGAGGGCAGCGAGCCCAGCCGTGGCGGCGGCGGCGCCCAGGGTGCCCGCGGGTGCGCCGGCAAGAACCGGGGCCGCGATGCCGGTGATGCCGGCCGTGCTCGCGGTGGTGCCGCCGGGGGCGGCCGCGGTGACGTGGGCGGCCACGCCGGTGACGGCGGCGGGGGCGCTGGCGGTGCCCTGCCCCCCGGCCACGGTGACAGGTGCACCCGTGCCGGTGACTTTCCCGGCGGCGGACGGGGCACCTGCGGGGGACGCCACGGTGACCGCGGCGCCCACACCGGTGACGTTCGCGTTGGGCGACGACCCGAACGGGACACCGGCGGGTGCGGCCACCCCCACCGGGGCACCCGTGCCGGTGATGCTGGCGGCACTGGACGGGGCCCCGGCGGGCGACGCCACGGTGACCGGTGCCCCAGTCCCGGCGGCGGCGGCGGAACTCGCAGGCACACCGGCCGGGGATGCCACAGTCACCGGCGCGCCTACGCCGGTGACTTTCCCGGCGCTGGACGGGGCACCCGCAGGGCTGGCCACGGTGACCGTGGCGGCGGTCCCCGTGATGTTCGCGGCACTGGACGGTGTTCCGGCGGGAGATGCGACCG